TCAAACCTATCTTCAGGTAGTGTTGCGACTAACCAAATCCAGATGACAGCACCAGCCGAAGCTGCAATCGTGGGTTCAGTAAGTTTGTTTCTTACAGACTTTGGAACTCTAAACGCTGTTATTGACAGAAGCGCAACAGACACAGAGATACTTCTGTTGGATAGTGACTACTACGCAATCGGTCACTTACCAGGCAGAATGTTTAGTGTCTCTGATGTAGCTCCTACTGGTGACACAACCCGATTTGCAATTATTTCTGAATATTGCTTAATCAATCGTGCGCCAAAGGCTCATGCTGCGGTTTTTGATCTAAACACTTCATAATTATAATGGTTGAGGGGGTGAAAGCCCCCTCTCCTCTTGAGGATATAATGAAAAAAGTACTACTAAGTAAAAACCCACACACAGGGAAAGAGACATGGATTGAGGACACTGTTGATGGTCTTCAGGTCAATACAAAGGTTGACGTTTCTCCCGTACTTGATTTTGCTAAGAAACAAGAGGTGGAATATCGGTATGGGTCGTTGATAGGCAACACCCAAAAGCATCAACAAAAGATAGCTGAGATACCAGCACCATTATTCTTTGAATTACAGAAGAAGTTTGGTCACTTCAAACACAATAAAAAGAAGTGGCTGAAATGGCTACAAAACCCTGAGAACAAACATTTTAGAACTACTGGTGGTCGATTAACATGAGTTTAGATACTTACTCTAACCTACAGACTTCAATAGCTAATTTCCTAGCAAGGGATGATTTGACAACCAATATCCCTGACTTCATTTCATTAGCCGAAGCCAGAATGTCAAGAGAGTTAGATACACGATCACAGGAAGCATCAACGACTGTATCAACTGTGGCTGGTACAGAAAGCTATGCCTTGCCTACTGATTTGCGTGAAATACGTGTAGTAAAGCTTAACAACAACCCAAACAGGGTTTTGGATTTTGCGACTCCAGATAGTTTTTTTAAGACCCATAGCTCTGAAGGACAGGGTACACCCGTATCCTATACAATCATAGGCACAAATATTCATGTACGTCCTATACCTGACGCAGTAGTAACAATAGAGATAATATTTGGAAATGGCATCACCGTTTTATCGGATTCCAATACAAGCAATACAGTCTTAACACGCCATCCTGATTGTTATTTATATGGGTCTTTAGTTGCTGCACATACTTTCCTAATGGATGAAGCAAGAGCTTCACAATATGACGCATTGTTTAGCAGAGCGATGACAGAAATAAAAAGAGATACACAGCAAGCACGTTTTGGTGGTGGTGCATTGACTATGAAACAGGACTATGGAAATACATGATACCTTTTGGAGAGTGGCTACCTGACCAAAGTGATTTAGGTTCAGTAGGTACAACAGTTGCTAAAAATGTTATCCCAGCAGCGCGAGGCTATAGACCTTTTTTGGGATTAGCTAATTTATCAGCAGCTACAGATGCCCATCTCCGAGGTTTTTTTGGGTCTATCGATAGTAGTGGCACAATTCATCTATTCGCTGGTAACGCTACAAAGCTACTGAAACTTAACAACAGTACGGCTGCATTAACAGATGTAAAGAGTGGCGCATACACGTTAGCTAGTGATGACCAGTGGAAGTTTGTTCAGTTTGGAAATAGTGTCTATGCAGCAAGTGGATTGAGTAATCTGCTACAAAAATATACCATTGGGTCTTCCAGTACTTTTGCCGATGTTTCTGGGTCTCCAAAAGCAAAACATCTTGCGGTTATTCGTGACTTTGTTGTAACCGCTAACAATAACACAAGCTCTACAAATAATCCTTTCCGAGTGCAGTGGTCACAGATAAACGACGCGGATACATGGACTACTGGCACTAATCAAGCTGACTTTCAGGATATACCTGATGCTGGAAATATTACTGGCTTAGTCGGTGGTGAATACGGAACGATATTATTAGAAAGAGGCATAGTACGGATGCAATATGTGGGTACGCCTCTTATCTTTACATTTGACGCTGTAGAAACAGGGCATGGATGCCAATATCCAAACTCTGTATCGGCTTTGTCACCACAGCAAATATTTTATTTAGCTGACGATGGCTTCTTTATGTTTAATGGGCAACGGAGTATTCCTATAGGCGCAGAAAAGGTAGATACGTTTTTCTTTGATGATCTATCGCCTAATTTTATTAATAGACTAAGTTGCGCCATAGACCCTGTAAATCAGGTTGTTCTGTGGAGTTATGTCTCACGAGAAAGCATCTCTGGTGAGCCAGATAAGATAATTATGTATAATTATGCGGTTAATAGGTGGTCATTAGCCGAAATAGGGCATGAGTTTATAGGTACAATTGTATCGCCAAACTTTACACTTGAGGCACTTGATAATATATCCAGTAGCTTAGACGCACTAGGTACATCGTTGGACTCACGTTTCTTTAGAGGCGGTCAGAGTGCCTTTGCTGCAAGTTCAAGTAGTAAGATTGCGTCCTTTACTGGAGAAGCATTGTCTGCAACGCTAGAAACAGGAGAGTTTGAGCCATCAAATCTCAGAAAGTCTCTTGTAAAAAGCGTAACACCCTATGTTACATCGAAAGATGTAGCTCCTACCCTCACTGTTTCAGTGGGGTCGCGTTCTCGACAGATTGATACTGTATCCTTTACAAATACTGCTCAATTAAACTCTGATAATATCGTGCCTGTCAGAAGTAATGGAAGGTATCATCGTGTTCGCGTTACTGCTAGTGGTACTTGGCGATATGCTTTAGGTGTTGATGTTGATGCTGTAGGTTTAGGAAGACGATGAGTGTTGGCTTTTCTAAACTACCGCAGCAAGGTGGAGACCCAAGGGCTGTTGCCAGTGCCGTTAATTTACTTATAGAGGGCAAGCTAAACTCTACTGGCACATTCACTCTAACAGCTAGTGCAACAAGCACTACAGTTACGGATTTAAGGGCTGGTAGTAACTCTGTCATCTTATACACGCCTATTTCAGCTAACGCTTCTGCGGAGGTGGGAAACGGCACAATATTTATATCTGCACGAAATAAACAGAACTTTGTAATTACCCATGCGAACAATTCACAATCAGATAGAAATTTTATTTATGTAGTTTTGGGATGAAATTTCTGCCTGTTCCAGTAGAATATCTGGATGAAAAATGGCAAGAGATTGAGCCTATTCTTAATAAAGCTGTATGTTTGTCACCACGAAAAATAGACATCTCCGATGTTTATGAGGCAAGCAAACTTGGTGCATACCTTGTGTGGACAGTAGAAGAAGAGGACACAATACTTGCTGTTGTAACAACACGAATGATTTATTACCCCAAGGGCTATGCGTTAGCTATGGATTTTGTGGGTGGTACACGTATGAAAGAGTGGTTGCCAATGGTGCAAGAAACTCTTGAGGCTCATGCAAAGCATAACAAATGTATCCATCTTGAGGCTTTTGGGCGTAGAGCATGGGGTAAATATTTAGAGAAACTAAGCTGGTATCCAGCATACATAACTTATCATAAGGACTTATAAAATGGGAAAAGGTGGTGGCGGTGGTACACAAACTGTTGTGAACACACAAGAGATACCTGGGTTTATTAAAGATCAATTACAACAAACTTTTAATACAGTTGAAAACTTTAGACCAAACCCAAATACTGTGGCTGGTGTTGCTGGATTTACGCCAGATCAATTAGCGTATCAGCAATCATTAAAGAACTTTGCTCAGAATACCCCCCAAGGTACAGCAATAGCGCAAAATACATTTCAGGATATTGCACAAAACTCTCAAATTGGTACGGGTAATTTACAAAACCTCTTGGGGCAAAATGTTCAATTTGATAACCCTCTTGCTGGTGGTTCAGGAATTAACACTGATATTTTGCAAGGAATGACGCAAGCACAAACAACGCCATTTCTTCAAGAACAATTAGGCACTGCTATACAAGGGGCGGTTGACCAAGCAACATCCCAATATGCTCTAGGTGGTCGATTAGGCTCTGATAGTTTTGCTGGGGCATTAGGCAGTGGTGTAGCCAGTGCTGCTGCGCCTATTTTAAATCAAGCAGCCCAACAAGACGCAGCAAATCAATTGCAAGCAGCGCAAGCATTAGCTAATGCACAGCAAGCAAGTGGAGCGTTATCGTTACAAGGTGCAACTGCTGCTGCTGATGTACAGCAACAAAACCTACAAAATCAACTACAAACGTCACAAGCGATTGCTGACGCACAACAGGCAGAGACAGCGCAAGCAATACAAGCTGCATCGCAACTACCACAGTTTCAACAATTGCAATTACAGCAACTTGGGGTTTTAGGTGATGTTGGCGCACAACAGCAACAATTAAGCCAAGCTCAGTTAAATCAACAAGCAGACGTAGTAGCAGCGCAAAATCAAGCAAAACAGGCGCAGATTAATAATATATTGGCAGCTATCGGAGGCAGAGGTCAAGGTTTGCCAGGGGGTACTTCAACAAAGACTGGCCCTGGTCGATCTCCTCTAGCTGGTGGTGCTGGTGGGGCATTAACTGGTGCTGCTCTTGGGTCTCAGATAGGAGCAGTAGGTGGGCCGATGGGTGCATTAATTGGCGGTGGATTAGGATTATTGGGGTTAATATAGATGGTTGAAAGATTACAAGGACTTTTAGGAAATATAGGTAGTTCTCTAAATAACATGAGTCTACCAGCATCATTAGGATTGCTTAGTAGTGGCGTAAGTATTCTTGAGGGCAATCCAATAAGTCAGTCCATTAATACTGGATTAGAGACTTTTGGTGGATTGAACCAGATTGAGGAAGATAAAAAAAGAAGAGAAGCTATACAAGGATTACTTGCGACTGGTGGATTTACCAATACAGAAAAGTCTTTGATAACAGCAAGTAGTAATCCAGTAGCGACAGCGTTATCAATAAGGAATAGTAAGCAGCCAAAAGGCACAGATGGCACAGCGTTGATGAAGAATTATGCGTTTTTCAAACAATTAAATCCAAACGCATCTGACGAAGAAATATTTAAGGCAATAAGAGGTGGTGCAACAACAAATATAAATGTGCCAGATCAACCAATAATCAGAGGTGATTTTATATATTCAAAAGGAAATGATGGTAAAATTACAGCTACAGTAATAGAGGGTTCAAAAACAGATACACTTAGAAAAGCTGCTGAGAAAAAACAAGAGGCTTTGGATGAGAAAAAAGAACTTTCTGAAGAAAGAGTAAAATCTTCTTCTAAAATTGTTCTTGATGAGATTGAAAGAGCAGAAAAACTTATTAAAGAAAATCCGTATCTTACAACAGGAGTTGTAGGAAAAACCTTAAAAGACTTAGGTTCACTTGAATTTATATCATCAATATTTGGCAAAAAAGACCTAAATCCAGCTACAGACCTTAAAAGTCTATTGATGACAGTCCAGTCAAATATTGGTTTTGATAGATTAGACGCAATGAGAAAAGAAAGTCCTACAGGCGGTGCATTAGGGCAAGTTGCTGTTAAAGAACTTGATTTCTTACAGGCATCTCTTGGTAGTTTACAGCAAGAACAAAGTTCCACACAATTATTAGAAAATCTTAAAAGGCTTGGTGAGCGATACGAAAGCTTAATTAGCACTTTGGCTAATTCAAAAGAGGTAGATGCAGAAGGAAGAAGCGGTATCGAATATCTTAAGTTTTATGGATTTAGCGATGCTGATATTGCGTCTGCTACAGGAGGTGGTGAAAATCAAGAACTTGGAATAGATTATATTGATGGTCTTAATGAAGACCAACTTCTTGAGATTGACCCTTACAACGACAATCTGAGTGATGAAGCCTTTGAACGTTATTTGAAAAGAAGATACAAATGACCGAAGCTGAAAAAAGAAGAAGAGCAAGAGCAATAGCTATTGCCGAAGCAGAGCAACGTCTGAAAAATCAACAACCTAAATTTAAAGTTGGGTCTTTACGTGAGAATATTATTGGCGAAGGAGAAGTTGATACTGTCGGTGAGGCTCTTGGTGAAGCGATTAAAAGCGGTGCTGCTGGAGCGACAAGAGGTGTGAAGGGTATACTTGATTTACCTGAGACTTTGTTTGGTTTATCTAGGCAAGGCGTTGATCTTCTAAGAGGACAAGAGGTTACGCCCCTACCCCAAAATACATTGCTAGGCGGTACATTTGAAAAAGGTGTTGATGCTTTGACAGGACTTCTTGGAGACCCAAATGCAATGGACTTCAAAGGCACAACAAGACCTAGTAAGTTTGCTGGAACTGTAGGAGAGTTTCTTGGTGGTGCTGGGGCAGTGACACAACTCACAAAACCAGTAACAGCTTTAGCTTCTGTGGCTGGTGTAGGAAGTGAAGCTGCTGGACAGCTAACAGAAGATACACCTATTGAGCCTTTTGCAAGACTTACTGGTGCTTTGGTAACACCTTACGCTGGAAGCAAAACACTTACCGCTTTACAGAAACAATCAAGCACAAGGCCAACTATTGAAGCACTAAAGCAAGAAAAAGATGAGGCATACAGACTTGTATCAAGAAACAGTGATGGTTTCTCAACAGGCGATGTAGACAACCTTATTCAAACTGCTACACGCTCTGCTTTTGAAAAAGGTTTCTTTCCTCAAACAGATGCAACAACGCAAAAAGCCTTAGATTTAATAGGTCAATTCAAAGGTAAAACTATTTTTATGGATGACCTCGACAAAGTACGGAGAAGGTTAGGAAAGCTATATAAGCAAGCTAATGATGAAGTCGCTATTCTTTCGATAATCAAATCTATTGATGATACGGTAGCCTCAAAAGCTGAGACTAATAGTCTAGTAAACGCAGCTAGGGCTGCAAATTCCAAATATTCTAAGTCTCTTTTACTTGAGACCGCATTTGATAAAGCAAAGCTACAAACTGCTGGAACTGGCTCTGGTGGTAATTTAGTCAATAAATACCGTCAATCGTTGACTAGTATTATTACAAACCCAAAGAAATCAGTCTTCTTTTCTAATGATGAAAAAGAAGCAATGAAAAAGATAATTGAAGGTAATGTTGGCTCTAATACTTTGCGCCTAATTGGTAAACTATCTCCAGGGGGTAATGGTCTTATGACAGCACTAAATTTTGGTGCTATTGTTCACAATCCAGCATTGCTTGGAGTAACAATTACGGCAGGGGCAGCTAAATCATTATCAGAAAAGCAGATAATAAAAGCGACAGAAAAACTTAGAGACCTTGTGGCTGCTGGTGGATATAAGAAACCAACCTTTGCTGAATTAAGAGGTGCAGCAGTAGAAATCTTAATTCCTAGACTTGGTGGTGTACCAGCAACATTAAGTGAGCCTACACCAGAGACACCGCAAGAGGAACGTCCTACTAATTCAATTCTTGATAATCTATCAAACATAAATTTACCAACCACCCTATCACCATCACTATTGAGGTAATAAATGGCAAAAAATAACATCACACAATTTGATGCTACAGACGCAAATAATACAGACATTAAATCTATAGACATATCCGAAGGTATGGCTCCAAGTAATGTCAATAATGCCTTGAGAGCATTAATGGCTACTCTTGCTGACCTAAATTCTGGTACAACTACTCTTACATCACCTTCAGGGGTAAATATTACTGCGACTACTGCTCTAAAGACTCCAGCTATACAATTCACCGATGGCGATGCAGCTATAACCATTGCTGATGGTGGTGGCGTTACAGCCAATAACTTTAGCTCTAGTGGTGTTAATATTGATGGTGGGGCGATTGATGCTGTGACTCTAGGCACAAACTCTGCGGTCACTCAGGCTGTTATAGATAATGTCAACATAAATGGGTCTACAATAGGGCATACATCTGATACAGACCTACTGACATTGACAAGTGGTCTATTGACTGTCGCTGGTGAAGTGTCCATGACAACGCTAGACTTGGGTGGTACAAACGTAACAGCGACGGCTACAGAGATAAATATTATTGATGGTGATGCGACTGTAGGAACAACAACGCCTGTAGCTGGTGATGGAATTGTAACCAATGACAATGGTACAATGCGTCAGACAAGTGTTGACACGTTTGACACATACCTTTCGCAAAGCACAAAAACACTCACTAACAAGACCATAGACGCAGATAATAATACTGTGTCTAATATTGAGGTGGATAATCTAAAGAGTGGCGTATTAGATACCGATCTATCAAGCGTATCGTCTAGCCATGACACTATTCCTTCTGCTAAAGCGACAAAAGAGTTTCTTGAGGCTTCAGGTACAGCATCGGCAGCATCAGCAAGCGCAAGTGCCACGAGTGCTACAGCAAGTGCAACGTCAGCCACTGCTGCTGCAAGCTCTGCAACGGCTGCTGCATCAAGTGCCACTGCTGCCTCAACTTCTGAGTCTAATAGCCAAACCTCGGCTAATTCTGCTGCTGCTTCTGCCCTACTCGCTGCTGGTGCATTTGATAGCTTTGACGATAAATATCTCGGCACAATGGCAGATAGCGATACGGCATCTTCTGCGTCTACTACTGGTACATTCTCAAGTGGTGGCTCACAAATTACTGTTGCGTCTGCGTCTGGTATAGAGGTGGGGCAACTCATAACAGGAACAAATATAGCCACAGGTACAAATGTTATTAAGATTAGTGGCACAACAATAAATATTTCTGAGGCTACAACTGGTGCTGGTTCTGGTACATCGCTCACCTTTACTGGACATGGTGTATTTGGAACATTTAACTCTAGTATAGATGGGCCTCCAACTGACAACGACAATGGCACGTTGGCTACAGGAATGTTGTACTTCAATACAACTGATGGTGAAATGCGTGTTTATGACGGGGCAAATTGGATTGCAGCCTCGGCTAGTGGCAGTGTGTCTTTTACAAAGTACAAGTATGTAGCGACTGCAAGTCAAACTACCTTCTCTGGTACTGATGCTAACTCTGCAACATTAAGCTATGTCACAAATAATATTATTGTGGCTTTGAATGGTGTGATTTTAGACGCAACCGATTTTACCGCAAATAACGGCACAAGCGTTGTATTAGGCTCTGGAGCAGCCCTATCGGATGAGGTGACTATTTATGCGTTTAAGTCCTTTACTGTCGCTGATGCCGTTGCTGCAAGCACTGGCGGTACATTTGGGGGCAATGTTGTCTTCAGTGGTACGACTACGGGGCTTGATTTGAATGGTACTGAATTAATTCTTGATGCTGATGGAGATACGTCCATTACTTCTGACACAGATGACCGTGTGGATATAAAGGTTGGCAATCAAGATATAGTTCATGTTACATCATCTGCTCTAGGTGTTGGGACAAGTTCACCAGACTTTCCTCTTGATATTGAGGGTAGTGTTGCCGATGATGCTGTATCAACTGTTGTTAGAATTTCGGCTGATGACCCAGCTTCTTCTAGTGACCACGCTGAACTACAGATTAAACTTGGAAATGGTGCGTCTTCTACAGCAACCAGAAGAGTAGAACTTCATGCCTTATCTAATAATGGGTCTGACAATCGTAACCTAGTTATTAATCCATCAGGGGGAAATTTGGGTATTGGCCTAACTACACCTGTTACCTCTTACGGAGTGGTTACTCAAATACATGATACAGGAACAAGCGGTGCAAATTTAAGATTAACTGACAACACAAGTGGTTCAGGCACAGGAAATGGTTTTGAGATTATTCAAATAGGTGTGAACGATTTTATTATTAATAGAGAGAATGGGTTTATTGCTATATATACCAACGGCTCAGAAGCTTTGAGGATTGATAGCAGTGGCAGATTTATATTAGGCAAAACCTCATTTGATTCTTCAGTTGTTGGGTTTCAAGTTGGTGATGGTGGAAGAGGATTTTTTACAACAAATACCGAAGAGTGCTGTAATATGAATCGTAAAGGAGATGACGGAGCTTTACTGAAATTTCAACAAGACGGTACAACTGAAGGAACTATATCTGTTTCTGGTTCAACAGTTTCTTACAATGGTTTCTCTGGTCTACACGAGAGTTCTGGTATACCTACAAATACACCTATAGGAACAATAGTATCAACCATAGATGAATTAGATGTATACTCTACAAAACAAGATGGCATGGATGGAGAAGAAGTAGATAGCCCAAAAGCAGGGCAAACGAGAGCAGACCACTCTAAAGTAGAAGTATCAGACACAACAGGAGATAGTGCAGTTTATGGGGTTGTAGCTAGTTTCAATGCACAAGGTAAAGTAAACGTAGCATCAGTTGGCATTGGCTCTGTGCGTGTAACAGGTGCGTGTGCAAAGGGTGACTTACTAGAAAGCAACGGAGATGGCACAGCAAAGGTGCAGTCAGATGATATTGTAAGAAGCAAGACAATAGGCAAGGTAACAATAGGGAATAGTAGCACGGATGAGAAGTTAGTGTCTTGTGTTCTATACTGTGGGTAGGAGGGTAAATAATGCAAAACGTTATAAATATCGATGGCAAAGAATATCCTACAGAAGCATTTGACGATACGCAGAAATATGTTGTTACGCAAATACGCAATCTACAAGCGAAGCAACTACAGGCAAAGATGGAGCTAGACCAGGTACAAGTAGCGTTGCAAGTCTACACAAATCAATTGATTGCGTCTGTAAAGAAAGAGGAGAATAGCAATGAGTAATGCACGAAACCTTGCCAATCTGCTAGGCACAAACACAAAAGTGAAAGATGTGGATGTAGATGGTACAGAGCTTATTCTTGATAGTGACGGAGACACATCTATTACGGCTGACACTGATGACCAAATTGACATTAAGATTGCAGGGTCAGATATAGTTCATGTTACATCGACTGGATTGGGTATAGGACAAGCCTCTCCTAGCCAACAGTTACATTTAACATCTACTGCATCTAATACTTTCGTTCAATTTAGTGACTCAGGTTCTGGTGGAAGTGCCGCACAAGCAAGAGTTGGCTGTAATGGTAATGACTTCATAATTCAAAATAATACTGCATCTAATACTGCGGTAGAACGCATGAGAATTACAAGTAGTGGAAATCTTTTTGTTGGAAAGACCTCTTCTGGTAGTGCTAATGTTGGTTTTGAATATAATAATGCTGGACAATTAGCAGTTACACGAAGTGGTGACACAGTTGCGTTACTTAATAGAACTTCAAGCGATGGACGTATTTTAGATTTTAGAAAAAACAATGTTCTCGTAGGGAGCGTATCTACAAACGCAAACAGTCTTCCCTCAGATAAAAACTTTAAAAGAGATATAAAAGATTTAAATATTGGACTTAATTTAGTTTCACAACTACAACCTAAATCTTTTAACCTAATAGTGGACGATGAAAATAGTCCTGTAATGTATGGACTTATAGCTCAAGATGTAGAAGTGGCTCTTGAGAAAGTAGGCGTTACAAAAAATAGTGCATGGATATTGCAACATGAAGAAATAGATGATGCAAAGGAATCGGACTATAGTTTGGATTATGGTAAGCTCATTCCAATATTAATAAATTCAATAAAAGAGTTAGAAGCACGACTTACAGCATTGGAGAGTAAATGACCAAGGCAGATATCAGCCAGATAATGATGAAGCTGGCAATCATTGAGACCCAAATGCAAGGCGTTGAAAAGCGAGTGTCACGCCTAGAGCGTATTCTTATAGGCTCTGTGGGTGCGTATTTTCTTGTGACTGTTGGAATATTCG